GATACAGGCAGGATGTCCAGTATTAAACCTAATAATCAGCAGATACCCAGAGATTCAGAGTTCAGGCAATGTGTTCAAGCACCTGAAGGTTGGAAAATAGTTGACGCTGACTTCTCGCAGATGGAACTTAGGTTGGCTGCTGCACTAGCTAGGGATAAGAATATGACTGCTGCGTTTAGAAGGGGTGAGGATCTGCACGACTATACCGCTAATAAGATGGGGTGTGATAGACAGATAGCCAAGTCTGCAAACTTTGGTTTGTTATATGGTGCAGGAGCAGATGGTCTTAGAAAATATGCTGGTAGTAGCGGTGTTGTTATGTCACAGCAACAGGCTATTGAGATTCGTGATAACTGGCTTACTACATATAACGGTATTCGGGATTGGCAGCAGGAGATGAACTATACTTCACGATCCACAGAAAATGATGAGTGGGCTGAGACTAGAGTTCCAGTATCTAATATGCGTAGGTTCTTAAAAGGTGATCTTAACAGGACTACTGTTAGATGTAATACTCCGATTCAAGGTGCTGGTGCTGCAATATTAAAATGTGCATTGGGTAACTTATGGGCCAAAGTCAAAGATATAGGGGAAGATAAGGTAAGGATTGCAGCAGCCGTGCATGACGAATTGATTCTTTTAGTCAAAGAAGATATTGCTAATGAATGGGCTGAAATCTTAAAAGAAACAATGGAAAAAGCGGAAGCGAAATGGTTGGGTGACGTTCCAGCGTTAGCAGAAGTATCCGTTGGCGACAAATGGAGTGAGGTGCACTAATGAATAAACGAACATCCAAATTTAGTGAAATGCCTAACTCTTTTATTGAATATATAGGTAAACCAAATGCCAGAGTAAAAATTAGAAGAGTAAGACCTATTACTAAAAAACCTAAATTAATTCCTAACAAACCTAAAGGATTCTCTGAATGACAACAGAACAAAAAATTCAAGCAGCTTTGAAACGCATTGATGAATTGAAACTGCTTATTGAATACTGGTCTAAGACTAAGTAGAATATTACAAGAGTTAGGTGTGTTATGCAGGATGATATAAGGGCTAATCTTATGAGGGATCTATACAAACAGATCCCCAAAGCCACTAATAAAGATCTAACTAGTGCAATAGAGTATTTAAAGTCAGCTATAGAAATACGTTCAGGTAAATCGCAGAAAAGAAGAGAAGCTAGAAAAAAGTATAAGAAAAAGCAAATAGAGGCAGCCGATTTTCCTTTTTGGTGGTAGAGTAGTACAAGAGTAATGTATTAAATGGCATTAAAACACGGAAACAAAAGTTACTACCAAGTGCTGATCGACCCAAACAGATCAGAACTTATAGAAGAGCAAGCTGAAAAAGAGGGTATTCGTGGTACAGCCTGGGTCAGAAAAGTAGCATATAAAGAATTAGAGCGTATATATCCAAGCACAACATATAAGGTAGCTGAAGCTAAAGATGAATTAATGTGGAGAGAATCTGTAGAACGCAGGATACAAGGTAGAAAATCTAAACAATGAACAGTACAGAACTAATAGAAAACTATCAGCACCAGCTTGCAGAATTAGAGAGGCAGTATTTTTTTGAAAATATGGATATGAAGGAATATTGTGTCAGATATGATGCTATAAATAAACGCATAAGTGAATTAAAAAATGAAGCGAGAGGAAACACAATCTGGCAAAAAATTAAAGTTTTTGCAAGACAACAGAAGAAAAAGATTAGTAAGATTATTACTTGATGTAGAACTTCGCGGGGTGGATCACAAGATTTATATAACTAAAGATTTTAGAGCAGACCTTACAGTTCACGATGGGGATTGGGTTAGTGACCACATAAGGACTGCTATTGTTAAACATAACTATGAAATAAATAAAATTCCAAGATTACAGGTAAAGGACTTCACAATTAAGGAGATTAAGGAATACGAAAGATCTTCTTTATCTGACGGCCAATAGTTTTCTTTTTTCTTAATTTTTCTTCTCTCATTTCTTTTATAAGATTAAGAGCTTCGAGTTCTGCTAGACGACCCAACATACCTGCTAAAAATACATCTTGTTTCAACTGATGTCTTATAAGATGAGTGCAATATCTCTTTACATCATCAAAGTTATCACTATTCATAACTTCTCTACACCTCATCTCAACAGAAAGTTCTAATTCTGGAGGTGGATTTTCAAACTCTATATCAAAAAAACTTTTGCTGGTCATTTGACAGGAAATAGCTTTTCTTCAATCATCTTTACGATTGCATCATCAACATCATTATCAGATTTAGCTGCTAAGTCTTTTAATAAAGTCAAAGCTGCTTTGCGAAGAGACTCAGATCTACCAAATTTAATGATTAGATTGATTAGAAATTTTGACATAATATTTGATGTTCTATTCCAAACATATCAAACATTAACGATTTCGGCCTTCGAGCCTACCCACTTCCTTTTCAAGCTGATTTACTCTACGAAATAATTCGATAATATCTTTATCTCTTCGGCTACTAACATTAGATAAAACCATCACGAAAGCCGTTGCTGCCACTCCGATTAATACAGGATAAATCTCAGACATTTGCGTTAAAGTATAATTATGCTTAGTATGACTAATAAATGTAACTTATGACAGAAGAAACTAAAAAAGGACCATTACAAAAACTTAAAGACAATATAACTGATAAGGAAGAACAGCTTGCAATCTTTACTAATTTTGTTCGATTAGGCGTTTTAGTTTGGAGTGGTTTTATTTTAACTTTGAATTACATAACAATTCCTGGATGGCAACAAAATAAGATAGATCCAACTTTCATCGCCAGCGTTTTTACTGGAACTTTATCGCTCTATGGAGTCGAGGCAGCTAAAAAAAGAGGTGATGGTACATTTAAAGCTGGTGATAAACCTATGAACAAAAAAGAAATAGAACAACTTATAGCTACACAACAACAAGCGTACCAAGTTATAAGGGTGGAAACTCCTTTAAGGATTTTAGGGGCTGAAATTGTTGACAAAAAAGAGGACAAAAAATGAAAAAATTAAAAACAAAATACCTTTATACTCAATTTAATGGATTAATTGGATATGAAACTGATGGTAAATACAAAAAAATTGTCTATGAAGAACCTAATCCACCTTGGCTAAAAAGAAGAAACATAGGAGGGGTTCAATGTCCTACTGTTTAAGTTTTGGCAATTCTATGAAAAAATTAGTTCCACTTTTACTTTTAGCTTTTAGTCCTGCTTCATATGCAGACATAACTCAAAAGTTCACAACATCTGCACAGATTACTGTAGATATGCCATATAGCGTTACAAATAAACTAGGAACTACATATAGTCTAAGTGGAAATAATATTACACCATCAGTAACTTCGGGAGGATCTACAACTTCTGGAGCTATCGGTGGATTGAATGTTGGATCGTTAACTGCTGGCGTTCCAGCTTTGATCCAAACTGATAAAGCGATAACTACAGCAGGATCAGCTTTCTCTGTTACAGAATCAGTAACTATGGGAGATGCCACACCATCGGCTGTCACCCCATCGGCAGGGATTGCTGCATTGCCCCATTTGTCTGGCCAAACCACAGTAGGAAGCGGAGGTACGGCAGGATCTCTCGGCATGACAAGTTTAAGTAGCGGAGTGCATACTTGCACGGCTGGATCGAGTGGTACTAGCTGTATTGGGCAAACAACTGTAACGATAACCATTGACTAAATGGTTTTTGCTAATAATAATATTAATACCAGCAAGAACCCTTGCAAATCCTGTTGTGCCTACATTTCGTACAGGATCACAAACAACAAATTCTACCTCGCAAAGTATTATTAATGAAACGATTACAAGCCATCAATACAGGACAGGTTACACATATTCTGCGAGTGGTAATAATATAAAAAGTAATGATACGAATGGTTATATCAATCCGACACCACAGGCAGACGCAACTCAAACAATTAATAACGTCAACTTCTCATTTACTAGCCCTACTTTGGAGAGTGTTCCTAGATGGCAGATAGTAACAGAAGGATCTCCATTTTCTCTGCAAGAAACGATAATTTCTCCAGGGTTAGACACGATAACAACTATAAATCGCACCATAAATACAACAACCACCGTAACCGTAGAAGCTACCTTTGGGCAATAGCTTTAATCCTTTGTCCTACAAGGGTTTTGGCTAATACAACTGTTGCAAGTCCTAGCTCAAATGCACAGGGTACAGTAAATAATAATGCAACGATGATTGCACCTCAATCAACCCCTCAGTTTCGTATGTCACAGGGTATTGTTTGTAGTTCTCCAAGTCTTACTATCACTCCTTATGTGACAGATGCTTGGTCATTCAATCGACCCATAGAAACTGTTACCAGACAGAATATTTATGACGAAGATACTGGGGCGATTAAGTATGTGCAGGAGACACCACGCTTTGAAAAAGATAACTATAACTTGAACTATGGGATCTCAGCACAGATTAGTATTCCGTTAGGTAAAGCACCTGGCTTATGTTTAAAAGCAACAGAAGTAAATATAAAAAATCAAAAAATATTATACGAAAAGACAAAGCTAGAACTTGCATTATTTAGGCTTAAAGTATGTGGAGAACAGGCAAAGTTAGGAGTACAGTTCGTTGGAAAATACGCAGAGATTTGTGAAGGGATAAAAGTAACAGTACCACCAAATCAAGTTATACCACATACGCACAAAATTAAGACTGATTAGTTTTCTTCTTTGATGTTACCTTTTTAATTAAGTTTTTAACTATTGGTTTTACAAGGTTGAGAATAATTGGTGTAGTCGCAGCCACAGTAGCAATAGCAGCAGTAGAGACAACAGTACTAAATTCTGGGAGGTATTGATCTT